CTTTTGCTCATAGATCGCACGGGCTTTTTCCTGAAACGCATTCTGATACGCCTCACCCCATTCGCGCTCGGGTTCGGCAAGCTGGGCAGTACCAAGCTCGCTCTGCTCACGAATAGCGCGCTCTTCGGCAACCCGTGTACCCTCAGCTACACGCCGCTGCTCAGCCTGTTCTGTAAACGCCTGCAACGAGCGCTGAATGCCCTCAAAGTTTGTCGCGCCAATCCGTGGGGCAGCTGGGGCACCGCCAGTCTGAAACGATACAATGCCGCCGCGAGGAGGCCGAACTTCAAACTCTCGACTTGCCATTTACCCTGCCTCTTTATTAAAAGCGCGTGCCCGCACTGCCGCCGGGTCGGCCGGGGTTGCTGCTCGGTGTACGTGTGGTACTTGAGGGAGTTTGCTCAAACAAGCTGACGTTTTGTGAAGCAATCCTGCCCAAGTCTCCAAACAAACTTGCAGTAGCTTGATCGGTCTGTGCTTGGGCTACGCGGCCAGCGTCACGCATTGAAAGGCGAGCATCCTCAATAGCTGTGCGCTCACGCTCTCTACTTGCCAAAAGCTGTAAACGAGTTTGCTGGTCAGCTAAAGCCTGCTCCCGGCTAAACGCCGCTTGTGACCGGGCCTGAGCCAAACGCTGCGTGCGGCCACCAATAACACCAGAAGCAGCGGATGCGGCACGCTGCGAGGCAACGGTTTGACCAAGCTCGCGACGGCGTACGTTTTCCTGAGTTTCAGCCTGCTGCCTTACTTGAAAGCGCTCTAGTGGCCCCGCAAAGGCGGCTCGCCCTGCTGTCAGGCCAGCACGCTCAATACTGGCGGTCATCTGCTGCTCAGCCGCTTGCGCTTGCTGACGAGCGCCAAATAAACTTACGCCAACCTGTGCGGCTGCTAGAATAGCTTGCACGGCCATTATACCTGCACCTCCCGACTTACTGACCGCAGCTTAGCACGGTACAGGCTTGAAGCCTCTATTCTTGTATCAGGGCGTTCAGCCCACCCTAAAAAACGTCGCTCAAAAGTGCCGTTTCTCTCGGCAAAACCTGTTGTGTTATTGACAGCAAGTGTACCAAACAAAGGCTCGCCATTGATTGACAGCTCGTAGGCTTCCTCGACTGACACCAAAACACGCAACAATCTATGCACGCGGTTAAGTGTCCCGCCATCGTTTGTGTTACCGATAACAACGGGCAACATGTCTAACTTGGATGAAAAGGTAATGCCGACAGCTATTTCACCGTTAAAGTCTGCGTCACCAATATCCAGCTCGGTCGTAGTCTCAAAAAAGCCTTTGAATCGGGAGCCATCCAACACTGCAACTGTCGTATTATGGTGAATTGGATTAAGGCTAACGACACCATTTGTCGCAGTGTACGTTTTTGCCAGATCCATCAGGTAAAAGTCATCAGGGTCAATGTCAAGAACGGTCAGTGCGTACGTGTCATCCGCCGGGCAGCGCACCAGCGCAAAAAAGTCATCCGGGGAGGTGGCAAACGCCACAATGTCATACCCATCAGCCAGCGTAATCCTGTTCCACGCAATAACGTCCTGCGTCTCAGCAAACGTGCAAGAGCGCACCTCAAGATTATCAGTGATAACAAAAATTCGCGGTGCCCGATCATTCTGCGTACCAGGCCGATACACAATGTCCTTGACTCGGTTAACAAGCAAATGCGGCGCGAGCAAACTAATGTCATTGCCCACATAGCCAGACCGCGCATCATTGAATGTTACCGCCTGCACCCTAGTGCGCCCGCGGTTAACAAACACAGTGCTTGCGTTTGAGCTAAACGGCTGCAGCGACGTGCCCCCGTTATTAGATACACGATAAAAGCTAAACGTAGTCGGCGTTAGCGGAGCATCAGAAAGGCTGTCAATAATGTACTCGGCCTGCTCTGCACCCAACAGGATTTTTTCGCCCGCTTCTACCCAACGAAACGCTTCCGCACCTTCGGTTAGCAGCTCGACTTCAATCGGTGAGTCGTCATACGTGCTACCAGGGCGAATAGTAAACGGGTCATTGGATTTGCTAGCCCACATGCCAACTGGCCTGTCTCGGCTAGAAAACAACACCAGCCGACCTTTGTAAAACGTACAAAGCCGCGGCCAGTCAGTATCAAAGTAATCAGTCTTTTTGTTGATCCGCTCGCCAGCAACGCCTACGCCCGTGTAAGTTTCGTTGCTAAACAATTTAGTCTGGCTATTAATACTATCGACCGTGTACTCTTCACCTTTAAAGAAAAAACTATCACCGGGTGCAAGCTGATCCTCAAACAGCGTGTCTGTGCCGTCCCATTCCTTTTTGCCGCTACCAATTTCTACTTGGCCTAGCAGCTCTTCAAAAAAGATTACCTTCTCGACGTTTGCGATGTTGTCAGAATCCACAAACACGCGGTAAGGCGGAAACAGCGGCGAAGTAACAAACACAGCCGGGCCAACCTGAGCCAAGCAAATGTTACGCGCAAGGTTATCGAGAAACTCGTCCGGCACATTGCCGTCAAACGAATCCGGCGGCAGCGGAGTGCCCGCGTTGTTCAGTGCAGTAATTAAGTCCGTGGACGCGTTTGAGTAATGAACAATAAACTCATCCTCAAACTGCTCAACCAGCGCATTGTTTGCACCAAAGCGATAGCAGGAAATCGTAATCGACTGCCAGCCTTCTGAGCAGATCCGACGGAACAAAAGCAAAAACGTCGTACCGCGGAACGAAAACGTACGCAGGTGAAACTCACCGCAGTCCACATCGCCAGGCACAATGTCTGGCCGGCCCGGAAAGATCACCGGGTCAGTTTCTCCCAAAGGCTTTAGCGCAGGACGCCGTTCGATCGCACCGGTTACATCAGGAAACCAGTTTTCCACAAGTTTGCTTGCGGAACGGTAGAAATCTACGTCGAAGCGGTCAAACAGCGATGACTCAACTTCTCCGCGCGTAAACCCAGTGGTATGCGAAAAAACCGTCATGCCTGACTCAACGGGTTGGTGTTACGTCGTGTATACACGCGCATCATGTTAAACACGTACGGCGGTGTCTGCAGCGAATCAATCGTCCGCGCCGTGCGCCGCTGCTCACCGGCCAGCTGGTACATCAGCTGCGCGCGCGTATTGTTTTCAGTAAGCGTAATGGCAACAGCAGCTGCAAAAGCAAACGCCACCATCTGACTGAAATAGGAAGGCCAGCCACCCTCGTCCACATCCGCAACGTAGACCAGCCTGGCCTCGTCATCGTCTGTGTACAGCTGGTCACCAGCTATCCGGTAGGTGTAAGTGCTACGCAGCCCAAGTACCCGCAGCTTATCTGTGGGGAGCTGGTAGGCATAATCAAACTTGGTGTTGCGAATTTCCTCATTGGGCAGACTTAGCTTAGGCAGCAAAGTCTCAGTAATCCCGAACGACCAAGGATGCTCGGCCAAAGCTGATTCGCGAATCGTCTTGTAAATCGAATCCGCTGCAATCGCTTGAGCACTTTGATCTGATAAAGAAGCCAAGGGGGGAACCCCAAGTCGCACCAGTCCTTCGTTTACTACATCCAGACTGCTACTCATAGGGAACCCCCCTCAGTTTTGGGTCATATCGACCTATTAGGCCGGAGTGTCATGCACAGCGGCAACCGTTACAACGCCACTGGCGATGCTGGCAACACTGTAGAACACTACTCCATCTACATCAAACACAAGATCGCCTTCACTGAGCTCTTCGGCAGCGTCGTTGAAAAACCCCGACGCAGTAACCGTGTCGCCGTTGGTGTTGGAGTAGAACCAGAAAGCGTTCCCTCCGTTAGCACCCGTGTAGGCCATCTGGGCCAGTTCACTCTTTGCAAATGCCATTGGTCAATCCTCTTTAGTTCTCGGTGAGCTTAATGACGCCGGGCTCATCAATGATGGTCGCGCCCATGCTCATGTACGAGTTCACAAGGAAGGCAACCTTCTCAGGCACGTAGTTCACCTCGGTGGTGACGTCCCGAGAAATACCATGACCAACGGACTGCATGTGGAAGAAAAAGCCCTTCACACCGTCCGGCAGACCCGTGTGCATGATCCAGCGATAACCCATCCACATGGCCGGCTCACGAGCGTTCATAAGCAGCTGGGTGGTGGTGAAGTCACTGCTGGTTGCCTCGCTCAGCTGCAGGAGCTCCGCGTGCGTCTCAGGGTTAACAACGCAGTAGCGCATGTTGTCCATCGGGACATCAGCAGCGTTGTGAATCCGGGAGATACCAGCGATAACCGGCAGCGTCAGAGCACCACTAGCACTTCCGTCCAAAGTATTCGGATCGGTCGTGTTCGTGCTGGCGTCCATTGCGTCAATCAGGATCTGGTCAGTCTGGCGGCCCAGAGCGTTACCCGAGGCACGGGCGTACTCAGAAGCAAGCGACCAGTTGATCTTGGCCTGATCCAGCTCATCAATGTACTCCGGAGCATAGAAGTCCTCCATGTCCGCAGACACTCGGGTATGCTCAAGATTCATCGGCGTCACATCAGAATGACGCGCCTTGCTGGTGGCACTACCCTTACCGAGAACCGGGAAGTAGATGCGCTCAGCGTTAACCTGGGAACGATTCCGAACGGCCCCGCGCAGCAGCGAACCTTCACGCTGATAAACCTGCTTGACCTCGGCCTCGTACTGTTCGATAAACGAAGTAGGTACAGTCGTAGACATTTTGGTTTCCTCACACAGTTAGTAAATACATCTTCTTTACTGCCTGCACTGGGTGAGCCATTTCGGGGCCAGTCTCGGCAAGTCTACTAGCAATCGGGGCCGCTACGCGGGTAAGCCAATTAACTAGATCAGGGCCGAGCGTAAAACACGACCCCGCGTTTGTCAATTTAATCAGTCGTATGCACGCTCAAACTGCTGTCGTACATACTCCCGATAATCTTCATCACCATTCCAATAGCGTTGGTCATTCATCATTTCCATCAGCTGGGTTTTATCCGGCCGTGGCTGACTAGACTCGCCAACTGCACGATGACTCTTAGCACCCTGCTCCATGAGCTGCGTCATGGTGGCAACGCCATTGGCCGTGCGTGAAAGCTCAGTCACTACCGATTCAGGCAGATTCTGATTGGCCCATGACTTCACCTGCGCAAGCTGCTGAGTGAACTCGTTACTGTTGGCATCCATGTTCCATTCAAGCGACAAACGCTGTTTTTCAATATCCGCTTTGGCCTCCATCAAATTAGGCACTACGGACTCGTAAAAGTAGTTTGTCAGTTTGGCGGCCTGCTCGTTATTCAGACCCACGTCCTTGAACACTTCAACATCAGATTCCGTAAGCTCTACATCTGAGCCATCTTCGAGCTTTACCTCATACTGCTCAGGCGGCTCAGTTTTCTCACGGATCTTAGCGCCCATTTCGTTATAGGCTTTTACAAGCTCCTCGGGCGTTTTGAATTTCTCCGGTAGCCACTCGGGTCGCGCGTCCGGATTCTCTGGCGTATCAACGTATTCCTGTTCCTGAGCAGGCTGCTCAGCCGGGGCCGCTTCCACACCATCAAAGATTGTCTCCTGACCGCCCTGAGTTTCCGTGGTTTCCGGTGTCTCCTGGGTCGAATCGGGGGCCACCTGTTCTGTGGCTTGTGCCTCTTCGTCCATCATACTTCTCCTGCTAGTTTAAGTAGTTGCAAAGCCAACGAGCGCTGCCCTTCATTAAAGGCAACCTCCTCAGCGGATGCTCCGGGGCGGTAGCTGACACTGTTAGCACGTGACTGCAAAAACCTCAGCAGTACGTCCTGTTTCTCGCCAGCAATCCCGCGTTTTGCGGCTGTACCAAGAGCACGCAAATGCTCCTGATGCTTTTCACTTTGTGCGTCGCGCTTCTCTTCACGATCCTTAGGATCAAATTCACTCCACCCCACCGACAACTCCTCCGCCTTGCTGCTGCTCAGTAGTAGCCTGGGCTTGCGATGCTTGCTCAATTACATCCTGAATTTCCTGCTGGCTACGCAGCACCTCTGGCGGGATATGCTTAATCTCAGCAATTTTGCTAAGCGCCTTGTGCACATCAATAATCAGGCCAGCCTTCGGATCAACCTCACCGAAGGTAACGGCAGTCTGCGTGTACTCAAGCAGGTTCTGCTCATCAATAGCCCACTGGGCCTGGGCAAGCTGGCTGACGAATTCAAGATCCATCGCGCCACCTTCAACATCCAGATCCGGCGGAACCATTTCCATTTCGGCCATGAAGCCGTACACGGCCCGGACAATCGG